GGGCTGGTTTTGTGTAGGTGTTTGTTTGGAGGGTGCGGTCGTATGTCTCCGCTTGGGCTGATCGTATACATGCGGCGTTTGGTGATGATGCAGGCGAGTGCTTGTGGATAACTTAGGGGTGTTGGGTCTAGGTCAACGACGAGTGCGGCGGCGCGTCCGTCTAACCCGGTGATCATGGTTTGTTGGCAGGTGGGGCAGGTTCGGGTTTTGTGTCGGCTGTTGGTGGCGGGTTTTGTTGGTTGGGTGATCGTTAGTTGTGTGTGTTGTTTCATGGCTGAGTTTGTCCCAACTTTGGGAAGGGGTGCGCTGCCCCTCCACCCCTTCCCACCTATAGGGATGGGAAGTGGCGGGAGGGGTCAACTGCGTAACCGGGTGGCGTTTTGGGAAGGGGTGGGAAGGGGTCGGAAGGGGTGCGGGAAGTTCTGTGACATTTGGGACATATTGGGACATTGTGGACATGGATTAGAGCTGGTCGTTTAGTACGTGGGTGGGTGTCCCGCCACGGGTTGAACCGTATCGAAGCAGCCCCATTTCGTGCAGTTCGTGCATGGTGTCGCGCACCGCGTCGTGTCGCTTTTTGATTTCTTTGGCAACACTGGTGATGCTCGCGCCCTGTGGATAAGTTGCCACAGTTTTAAGGATCATGTCACGCAATTGTTGTTGTTCTAGTTCTCGTCGGCTGCTTTCGTCCATTTCGGAATTAAATTCAATGAACACGTTTAGTTTGTTTCCGTGTGATTCTAGGACGACTGTTCCGGCTTCCTTGGCGCTGATCGCGTTGGCGCGTACATGTCCGGGTCGATCTTTGTCTACGGTGAGCCGTAGCCGCCCGGTCATGCCGCGTCCGAATGGTTCGACGATTTCAACAGCGATTGCCGCGCCTGTGGTCATTGCTCGTTTGGCTTGCGCACCAATGCCACCTTTACCGCGTGCGTCTTTGTTTTTGGGTACGTGGTCTACGTAGGCGACACATGCACCAGTGCGTGCTAGTGGCCTTAGTAGTTGTTGGCTGAACTGTGTCGCGTCGGTGTTTGAATTCAGGTCTAAGCCTAGGAGTGTCATGGCGGCGTTGAAGCCGTCAAGAATGACTAGGTGCGGTTTGATGGTGGTGAGGGTTTCGGCTAGGTCTTGTGTCGCTGTGGCGTGTAGTGCTTCGTCGGGGCCGATGTAGGTGAGCTGTGCTAGGTGTCGGTCGTTTGCGCCCATGAGCCGAAGGCGGCTGATGATGCCTGCGGCGGTGTCCTCAAAGTCTAGGTATAGGCAGTGTTGACCTACGCTGATTGTTTGCATGACTGCGAGCAGTGCTACCCATGTTTTGCCGGATTCTGATTCACCAATCAAACCGTTTACTTTGCCAGGATAAAACAGGTTGTGTCCGTCTTGGCGTGCTAGGTATGCGGGTTCTGGTTCGGGGTCGTCGCCGCGAATAATGGCCTGCAAATCGCGGGGCCACCATGACGTTCGTTCGCGCTCTGCATCTGCCGCTTCCGTGTATTCAAGCGGCAGTTCAACTTTTGGGAGTGTTGACAGCCACGTTGTCAGGTTTGTTTCGTTGTCGGTTGGCGCGATGGGGTTTGTTATCCCTTGCCGTTCGATATGGTCAAACAGGTGCGGGATTCTGGTCAGCTCGTGTTGGTCTAGTCCTGCGGCAGCGGCGGCGTTTTGTATGGCGGTGATTGCGGTTTGTCTGTCTAGGCATTGTCCTGCGACAGCGCGAGCTGCTAACGGTACGGCTTCTAGTGCTACTGCGTTCCATCTTCCGCCTTCGCCAGCGTTGCGCACTAGGTCGCAGGCGCGGGTTAGTACGGCTGCACCGTAGCGGCTTACGCGGTCGGCGGGAATGTTTGGGTTGTTTATTGGTGCTGATGGTGGCGGGGGTGTTGGTTTTGTTTCGGCGGCGGTGACGTTTGCGAGCCATTCGGGCCAGTCAATGTCGCCGTGCATTTCTCCGTCAATGGGTTTGATCCATTGGTAGGCGCGGCCTGTGGCGTGTACGGATGGGGGAACTACTACATACCCCCCTTGCCCTTTAATTTCGATTTTGGCGGGTAGTCCACGCTTACCGCTAGGAATCGTTTTCTGTCCTCCTGGCGTGGTGTAGTAGTGGAATCCTCCCGCGCCACGCCCGGTCATGGCGACTGCGATATGTGTTGGCGTGCCGTGTTTGGCTGTTAGTTGTGCCCATGCTGCCGCGCCACCGTCAATGTCTATCACGTCGAATGTGTCACCTGTTGGTGCACCGATGTTTGCGGTGGGCCACCGTTCCCACCATTCGCTGATGGTGTCGGGGTTGTCGGTTGCGTCGTTGAACCCTTTTGGGGTCATGGGGTGTTTGGCTGGTGAGCTGCACTCTGTGCCGTTGGGGCAGGCGCACACGCCGTCTGCGGCCCACCACAGGGGGAAGATGGGGATGCCGTGGTTTGCCCACCAGAGTGCGGCTGATTTCATGTCGGTCGGATTGTTGGTCACGTGCCCTGCTCCGTCGTGAACGGTCGGCGGCGCAAGCGCGGCAGGGCGTTTGGTGCGGTGATGTTACTTGATTTCCATGCCAAGCAGCTTCATTGCTTCAATCTGTTCTGCGGTCAATCCGTCTGCCGTGACGGTTGTCTGCGGTGCTGGCGCGGTTGCGGTGGCGACTGGTGCACCTACCTGAACGTCAAACTTCTTCAGCGTCTTTCCGCCGGAACGCTTTTCAACTTCAGTGAACGTGATCGTGATGTGGTCACCGACGTTGGGCCGCTTTTCTGCCAGCATTGCCTTCAACTGCATTTGTCCTGCGGTGACGGTCTTTTCACCGTCAGCAGTGTTTAGGATGATTTGCGGCACAACATTGCCGTCATCAAACTTGTGTGCGCGAATTGCGACAATGGTTCCGGCGGCGGTGTCGCCGGGGTTTTCAAACTTAATGTAGTCGCTGTTGATCTTCAGTTCGGGATCGTCCCAAATACTCATTGCAGTGTGTCCGTTTCTTTTAGGGGTTGGGTTGGTGCTATTGCCTAGGACTGGTGTCCGGGGCAGCCCTGCTTCACGTCAGTGATTGCGGGGAGATAGTAGGGACACCATGCACAATTGGTGTCGGCGGTGGGAATCATGGGTAGTGCGGTGACACCTATGGCGGTGATTTCTTTCAACGCGTCTAGGCGCAGGCACGCCTTTTCGGAAACGTTTTCGTCATAGGGTGCTTGCCAAAAGTAGGCATCCTTTAGGAATCCTGAACGCGACCAATAAGCAATAGCAATGTGTTCGACTTCGTATCCCGCTAGGCGCATACCTGTCCCGTACAACTGGCATTGCGTCACGTACTGATCTGACGGCGCATTGTTCTTTGCTGCTTTGAGTGTCGTGTTGCCGACAACCTTATGGTCAATGACTGTTTTGGTGTGTGCGTCGTATAGGTCAATTGTGCCGCGCATGTATCCCGGCAGTTCGACTTTCACTGAACAGTGCCAGCGGTCCCAACCTAGGCGCGTGTTTTCATCTTTGAACGCGTCATCTAGCCATGCGTGAACGCTTGTGCCGACAATGGCTGCCCACGGGTCACTGTCCGTGTTGACAGCTTCGACACCTAGCAGTTTGTAGGCAAGTCGGCGGCTGCATGGGTTGCCTGCTTCGGATGGGCCGATGCTGGTTTGCTTGCTGCGTGGTCTTGATCGTTCGTGGTCGAGGATGACGCGTTTCAGGTCGGTCAGCATGTGGTGTCCGTTCGCAGGTCGGTTCGGTTGTCGCGTATTGCTTGCAGGGTGATGCTGATTGCTTGCCAGTATCCGGCGCAGAAACCGTTTTCGTATGGTCCCCACGTGTCGGGGTCGCCAGGTAGCCAACGACCGGGACCGTGTGTGGGACGATCATACGGCGGGATAACTTCGTCACTCATGCCACCAAGTGTCATTTCTTTTGCCAGTCGGGGCAGGTTTTTTTGTGTCGGGCTACTGCTTCCAAGAGTGCCGTTTTTACTGTTGGACCCATTGTCCGGCCACAGGAACAGACTGCACTGAACATTATGTAGGCGCTCATGGCTTCTCCTGTAGCGCACGCAGTATTTCCCCAATGGCCTCTTTCTCCATGTCGTACAAGCCTGATTCCCAGACCGCTGCGATGCACTTAGCGAGCATGTCTTCTCGCACCTTGGCGATCTTGTCGCAGTCACACACCGCTAGGCCACCAGCCAGCCAGCGACACGGGTCTCCAGCATCGGCTTCCTCAGCCTGTCTCCAAGTGCATAGCGGGTCGTGTGTCACACCCGTACCGGATTGGGTACTGGTGTGACCTAAAAATTGAGACATTAGGACACATCCCCGTCTACGTATTGCGGGTCTAGTAGCACGAACCTGCGTGACTCGACAATGTTCATGCACTGCGTCACCTGCTCGTCAGTGAGTAGCGCCTTTGCTTTCTTCTGATCGAACCGTGAGCTGCTGACGTGCGTCCACTTCACAACAGGAACACCAGCAATGGTGCCTGTGTCAGCTTCACCTAGCGCTTCCTCTATCTTGGCACGTGCTAGGTCAATTGTTTCTTGCGCCTTGTCTCGTTCAATTGTGTACTGGCGCAGGATAGTTACCCATCCTTGAATGTTGTTTAACGATTGCGCAGTCATCGTATTGCCTTTCAGTTGGGTTGGGTTGGGGTTTTGATAGTACGGCGTTGGTATGGCGTGAGTCCACCAAACACGCCGTGTTGAATGTCGTTGTTTATGGCGAAGTTAAGACATTCGGCGCGAACGGGACACGTGTTGCAGATTGCGACTCCGGGCAGGTCAATGTTTGATTCGTGGGTTTCGTAGAAGAACACTTGCAATGGTTGCCCTTTGCACGCGGCTTCATCCATCCACGCATATAGGCCACGGTTGTCACTCATCGGTGGTCGTGCCAGTGATCGCCGTTGCGAATAATGTGAATGTACGTCCACATGCGTTCACTGATCGCCACATCTTCATTCACTGCGTACTTGTTAAGGAAGGCCACAATAGCGGCACGTTCGTCTACCTTGCCTTTTTTGTAGATTTCGTCTGGTGTCATAGTGGGTTTCCCCATCCTTCCGTGCGCAGATACGTGATCACATTGACTAGCGGTGCTTCAGTCAGGTAGTCGCGCCAGTGAAAACAGCGTGACAGGTGCGCCCGGTCTTTTCCGTAACCCCTGCGCTGTATCACTAACAGCCCAACGTCGGCGCGACTGTTGCGTACTTCACGATTGGTTTCGGCCCACCATCGGTCAATGTCGGCAAGGCTTGCAGCTCGCGCCATTTCGCCCCACTTGACTTCAATGATTAGACCGGGGCAGGCGAGAATGTCGCCAACGTCGTTCACTCCTGCGAGCGCTCGTCGTTCGGCGTGGGGGAAACCGTTGTCACGGAATACACGCGTGATTGCGGTTTCCCCCATTGTGCCAATTTGTTTTGGCTTGTTAGTCACCCGACGGTGCGCCGTTCACAGCGATATAGGCATCAATCAGTGCCTGTGAGAATCGCCCACGGTCGCCAACCTTCCAACCGTTTGCTGCTGCCCACTTGCGCACGTCGGCAGGATTGATTGTGCCCGGAACAATGTTCAGCGCAGGCTTTCGTTCCATCAGTGTTTCCTTTCGGGTTTCCGTGACACGGGGTTGTGTCACGAGTCCATGAGTCGTGCAATGATCCACACGCCGAACACGATTGCGGCAGTGAGATACACGGCGAGAACTAGCAGCATGAGTGTGGCAAGTATTTTGGTGATCACGATGCGACCGCCAAAGCGTTACAACGTGAGCCGCGCAAATACCAATGCTTTGCGCCGTGACCGTCACGCCACGCGGTGAAGAACGCGGCATCTTGCCAGTAGCGGGGCCAGCGATTGATTGGCACTATGCGAAGGTCAATGATTTCTGCACGCTTCGTGCGGTGTTCGCGCATCAGCATGTACGTTAACGACACGCGCCATGCACGGTCGTTGAACTGGTATGCGCCAGCGTGCCCGGATGAATTGCGTGCACGGTAGTTGCCGTGTGACTCGCGCCAAATGATGCACTGTCGTGCCTTTTCGGCAGCTCCTGTGAACCACTTTCCACGGTATGCCGATGGTGCAATGTTTGTTGCTGTTGCAGGGGTCGCAGTATGAACTTCAGTGTGTGCGGGTACGTTCGGGGTGAACGCAATGACTGCCGCCATTAGTGCTGTGATCATTCCTTTACCTCCTTTGTGTTGCCGTGCGTGCTAGTGCACGCATTGCGGCTTGGTGCTGCCGCATTGGCAAAGTTTCGTGCGTCTTTCGTCGGGTCATGTTGGCGGTTGTTGCGCCGATGATGAGTCCGGCGGCGAACGCTAACGCGCCTGCAATGATCATCACGCCTGTGAGTCTTTGATAAGTCGCAGTGATGGGTGTGCAGGCTTGTCGCCCATGATTACGTCGGTCAGCTCGTTTATGACTGCTTGCTGTTCGTCTAGTTCGTCAAGCAGAAATAAAATGCGGTTGTCTTTGTCGCGCATCATTCGATCATAGGTGATCACGGTGAGCAGGAGCAGAAGGGCACTGAGTGCCAAGATGGTCATTCCGAAGCCGTCAATAGTCATTGTGTTTCCAATCGTTCGCAGGGATTGGGGGTGCCTGCCAGCGACCCTAGTGCGCTTCCCTTTCGCGGGGCCGCTGGCAGGCTATTTAGTTGTATATGGTGCTGTCCCCTGTTTTGGGGGTGTCATCGTGCCGGGTCCATCTTTCGCCCGTTCAACGTGACGGGGGTTATCTTGCGCAGGTTTGAAGTCAAACCGCAAGGCGACACGCCCAAAAAGATTTTTTAGAAATTTTGGCGTTTTGGCTTGACAGCCCTTTTCCCTCTCCTGTAGATTTCTCTACATAAGGAACACCGACCAAGGGAGCTAGAAATGACCACGATCACCAGCCGCCAGATTTTCACTCAGGTAGGCATCATCATGTGGCTTGACGGAAACCGCGTACGCTTCGAAGCCAAGACTGACGAAGCTGTCATTTTCAGCGGCTCAACCGCCAACACTGACGGCTTTGTGGGCCGCGTGAACCGTCGCCTGTCAAACGCCATGATCTCCCATGACGGATGGATCAGCATGACCAGCGCCTACATGGTCGCCTACGGTAAGACCGTCTAACCCCAACCCAACCCAACCCGAAAGGTATGACAATGAAGCGTTCAGCAGAAGATCAAGCAGCATGGGAAGAAGCCTGTAACCGCTACGTCGAACAGGTAAACGCGGCAGCCGCCAACGGCATGAAAGGTTGGGAACACGCCAACTGTGACCATGCCTACGGATATTGCGCCGGATAACGCCCCAAACGCCAATAAACCCCCGTTGCCTCTCGTGAAGGCAGCGGGGGTTTATTCGTCGAAGAATTCGCTGAAGTCATCTTCGACAGGTTCGGCCCGTTCAATGTGGGCTGAAAAACCTATTGGCGTTTTAGGGTCAGGATCAGTGTCAGGCTCAGGAACCACTGCGAGCGCCACTGAAGCGACAGATTGCAGCAGGTGGGTTAGTTCCCGCTTGCTCATTTCTAGACCGTCACAACGCAGTTCTACGCCTCCCACGGTTATGCGTATTTTCATGTCAGGTTCCGGGCCGCATCAGCGAATCGGGTTGCCCGGATTCTCAGCATGATCGCGTACACGATCAAATCGTCTGCTTCCTCTATCAGCCATTCGGCTAGTTCGGCGGGGGGAAGTGTCTCGAATTTCTGTGTGCCGCTGCCGTCGTCGTATTGGGCAGCTCCCACGCCTAGGACTCTTGCCGTGGTCGCCCGGATGGTGTCGGCAACTGTCGCCGCTAGTTCTTCGCTGGTCACAGGCAGACTCCTCAAATTCGGACATTTGGGGCAGAAAAAGTTTTTTAGGTTTTTTGGCGTTTCGGGTTGACAGCCCTAGCCTACCCCTGTAGATTTCTCTACATAAGGAACACCGACCAAGGGAGCTAGAAATGAACACGACGACCAAGATCATCACCCGCGTAGTGGCAAAGATCGAAGCAGGCGCACAGCCCATTGACGCAGTCAAGGCAGTTGCCACCGAAATGCAGGCAGAGGCAGTCGCAATGGGATGGGACGCCGATCAGGTCAACATGATCCCCGTTGCCGTCGGCATGGCCTGCCTGTCAGCTGCATAACCACCACAGGCGGGGGGCCGGATGGTCCCCCGCTTTTGTGTGTCCCGACACGCCGAAAAAGTTTTTTTAGGAATTTTGGCATTTTGGCTTGACAGCCCTAGCCTACCCCTGTAGATTTCTCTACATAAGGAACGCCGACCAAGGGAGAACAAAATGACCACCTTCACCGCCACCAGCGCAAGCGGCAAGAGCTACACCCGCAAGACCGCCAAGACCTACACACACGCAGTCATCGTCGCTTTCGAGAACGGCTACACCAAAGTTTCATTCGCCAGCAGCGCCGACCTTGCACAGAAGTTCGCAAACGGTGTTCGGAACTCATACATCAAGTTCACTACCGAAATTGTCGAAGTCACCGCCAACTAACCACCACAGGCGGGGGGCCGCACGGTCCCCCGCACCCGGCACGAAAGGAACGCCATGAACAAAGTTACAGAACTTACTTCCGGTTGGTACTTGATCAACGGAAGTGCAGACGAATATGGGCAACCGTATTGCGTGCGTTATCGAATTGACGGAGCTTGGCTTGTTGTTGATTCTCGTGACCGTGAAGTGTCAAACCATTTCAGCAAAGTTGAAGCAATAGCGTCAATCGAGATCACACCGTGACCCGCACTTTCACTTGCGCCTGCGGTTGGTCGCATGACTACCAGTCAACGCTAGTTCTTGACCATGCCGCACGCGTCACCATTCAACAGCACAACCTAACCTGCCCCAACGGCTTGAAAGGCTAGACATGAACATGATCGAACCCACCAACCCTGCACGCATCCACCTTGCCACAATTGGCCGACAGTGGGTTGACGCGAGAGCCGCCGAAAGGGACGCTGCAAACGCGACATATTTTGCGATACGTGAAGCGCACGCCGCCGGAATGTCTGAAGTGCAGATTGCTTTGGTTGCGCTCGTGGATCGCATGACAGTTCGCCGCGCTTTAGGCAAGCTTTAGACAGGTCGCGCCACACCGTTACGCAACACCCGCGACCACGCGCCGCACTCACAAAGCACCTTCGGGTGAACTGCCGTGCGCGAATACACGAAGCCGTCATGCGTCAGTTTGTTTGAGCCGCACGCGTGACAGGTTGCCAGGTCACCAGTCCACAAACCCCGATGCGGTCCCTTGATCCACGGCGACAGCAGCACAAACAACTGTTCAGTGATGCGAACATCCTGCACGTTGTAACGCTTGAACTTCGCCCACGCCTTAGCATCATTCTTCAGAACGTCATTCCACAACTGTTGACCGCCAGTGTCTAACTTCGTGGCAAGGCCCAACGCCTCAGTGACATAGCCAAGTTTATTTGACACGAACTTGAACTGCCGTTTGTTTACTTGCAGCAGGTCAATGTTTTGAAACGGTGACGGCGCTGTCATTCCGGCAAGCACAAATTCACGCATCAAATGTGGGTTGTCGAAACGCACCCCGTTATAGGTGACAACAACGTCAGCTTCATCAAACAGCCGCCACGCCTGCCGGATCATTTCGGCGCGTCCGTCGTGGTACTCCGAATAGAATTCTACCTTTGCACTGTCAAGCCATTTCGCGGCGAAGCAAAGGACGCGTGACGGTTCGATCAGTTGCGAAGTGGAAACGTTCTGATCCCACAACCCCCACACGTACGCGACATTTGGCGACGTTTCAATATCAATCGTGAGAACCCTAGGCGCTTTCACTGGCGCAGGCCGCAGTGCCGCAATCTCTTTGAGCCTGCCACTTAGCGTCATCGCTTGCAGTCTGCCTTGCGATGCCTGTTGACAGTGCCGTCAGCGATATTGTGCCCTTCGGCTTTCAATGCGCGACTGATGCCGCGTGACGTGAACGAAGGATCATCTAACGCAAGCTGAAGTGCTTTAGCGTCATCGGCTTTGAGTGTGACTATAAGTGCACACATGCTGCACGTTGGCCCCTTGACTGTTGCCTTGTGTGCTTCTAACGCTTGCTGAAGTGTCATCGTTCCCCGTACCTTTCAAATGCGCAGTAAGGAAATGCCAGGTCACTTCACGGTTCCGTCACTTTTGATGCCAAGTGCTTTGATGACTCGTGCCGCGTCAGTCGTGTCAATACCTGGCGCAATGTAAAAGTGCATTGGATCGTTGCTGGCGTGCTTTGAGTACGTCGGCCCTGTATAGACAACGCCCGGTGCATCATTACATGCACCCCACCCGAAAATGTGACGACCGTCAGCAGTCTTGAAATTCTCGAGAATTTTAGAAACAACAAGCGCCTTAGCCTTCGGCATTTTTGAAGGCCAAACGTGGCTGCCAATTCCATCGCTCCAACAGTCAATCGCATACCCGGCGTGATCCGAAACTCCGTCACCCATACGCGGGGGACGGTAATTGAATGACCACGTGTTGCGAAGCTGCAACGGTTCCACCTGATCAAGCAGCACACACAGCCGCAGGAAAAGCGGCAGGTATGCCTTGCGTGTCAGAATCCACACGGGACGGCCCGGAACAAAAGCACGTTTCAAATATGGTGAACGGCTGTACTTGATTGCCGAATGACCGCTAACTGTGGCAGCCATTTACTCGCCTTCCTTCACCAGTGACGCAGTGCCTTTGTCGCCAACACCAGTCGCCACAACAGAAGTGAGAATGGACGCGATCACCGCGACCCCGGTCACACTCAGTGCCTGTTCCCAATCCACGTCAAGCACGCCAGTTTCACCGACGACAAGGAAACCAAGCAGCACCTGTGCCGCTGTCCTGATGGATCGTTCAGCAGTTGACTTCCAAAACGTTGCAGAAAACATGTCAGTCCTCATCATCGTAGGAAACACCGACAGACGCGGCAATCTTCCCTAGCATTATTTCTAGCCGCTTTGTGGACTTTGCCACGTCCGGCAGCGACAGGCCACCGTTTGCGCCCGGTTGAATGGGTGCGGTTGCCTTGTCAATTTCTGACTGTACAACTTCGCGGATTTCTTCACGTAGCTGCTTGCGCGTCCAACGGAACAAACCAACAACCGACCCAAAGAACAGGGCCAAGAACCCTAGAACGGCAGCAAGGTCAGTCACGTCTATACCGTTGTTATTTACGTCGAAGAAACCAGCGATGATCATTGGACAGCCCCTATCGGCATGACGAAGTTATGTGTGCGTTTACTCTGCTTCGGGTGCAGGTTCTTCAATGACAGGTGACACGAAGTTTTCACCGTCGAACGTGTCACCAATGCCTGCGTACTTGCCGCGCCGGGAACCAAGGTACGAAGTGTCAACCCAAACACCGTCAAGACCGATGCTGTTGCAGTACGCAGTGATAGCCGCGTCATCGTCACCCTGATGCGGGATGACAATAACCTGCGTCACGATGCCGTTCTCGATCTTTGCCGCGTGTGCGTTCTCAGAAGCCATGACAAACCTTTCTAGATTGCGTAACGAATAATGACAATGCCTGAACCGCCAGTAAAACCAGCCTGACTTGTGGAAGAATTGCCACCCTTGCCACCATTGCCAGTGTTTGCCGTGCCTGCACCGCCAGAATCAGCCCCACGAGCACCGCCTTCCGCATAGGTAGATGCAGAACCATTTATGGAAACTGAAAGACCGGAACCCTTTGCGCTGCTAGTGCCAGCAGAACCAGCACCGCCACCGCCACCGCCTTGAACGGATGCGCCAGCGCCGCCGACATTGCCTTGCACAGCAAGATCAACTGACCCGCCTAAACCGTTTCCAGTTCCACCGCCACCAGAACCGCCAGGATAGCCGTCACGTGATGCTAATGAACCGTTCCCTGCTGCGCCGCCGCCAATAGCGGCAACCCATCCAAGTCCGCTTGCACTTCCTCTAACACGGTCAACACCGCCAGCGCCAATGACAATTGAATGTGTACCAACAGAAAGGCGCGTGCTCTGATTTATTAGACCACCAGCACCGCCGCCGCCACCTTCATACTGCCCGCTGACTCCGTTGCCACCGCCGCCACCGCCGCCAATGACGAGAATGTCGCAGGCCGCGTCTGCGGGGAACGCGCTCACGGTGAGTGTGCCGGATGCGGTGAACGTGTGCACACCGTAAGCCTGCCCGTTTACACCATTCGTGCCGTTACCCGTGTACGTCGTGTACGTGCCACCCGAAGCTGAAATGCCTGACGCGTTCGTTGACGCAACCGTGCGAACAACCACAATGCCAGCAGCACCGCTACCAAATACAGTTGACCAACCGCCGCCGCCACCAGAACCAGTGTTTGCAGCACCATTAGTTGCAGCAGTTGAAGCATTAGCGCCATTACCGCCAACGCTCGAACCGCCAGTTCCTATCGTGTTGTTACTCGAACCACCGCCGCCTGCACCGTAAAACAAAGAACTGCCAGTAGCCAAAGTTGATGAAACACCAACGCCACCAGCGCCGCCAACTTCCGAACCACTGCCAGCAGTTCCGTTGCCACCAACGCCACCAAAACCACCACCACCACCAGCAGCACTAAAAGCACCACTTGCACTAGTCCCACCTGCGTATCCTGTAATGGTTGAAGTGAACGGCTGAGCAGGATTGCCAGTGTTGTTACCATCTCGCCCTGCACCGCCAGCAGAAGCACCAGACTTTCCGGCAGCCATGTAATTACCACCACCACCGCCGCCCAAAACAGTGAGGCTTCCGAGGGTTGAATATCCGCCATTAGCGTTTGAACTACCGCCGCCGCCCACGACAACAGACATTGATCCTGCTGGCAGATAAACGCTGGTCGCTGAAAGAACTTGACCGCCGCCGCCGCCGCCGCCGCCAGTCGCAGCGCCGCCTGCTTGAACGCCACCGCCACCACCTGCGCCGACGACCAACACGTCACATACACCCGCAACTGCCACATTTAAGGTTGAACTAGCGGTGAACGTGTTTACGTTGTAGGTGACACCCGCTGCCGTGTACGTGCTAGACGTGCCGCCGGATACAGAAGCGTTCGACAAACCGCCGCCGCTGATCTCAGCCCACGCGGAACCGTCGTAATACTCCAACACGTCATCATCAGTACGGAACGACATTTGACCATGCACCGGGGACGGGATCGCAGACGAACGCGCCGCCGTACCACCAAACACAAGAATACCCTGCATCAAATAGTTGTTTACGTCAGCAGCGGCAAGGACAGCGCCAGCCGTAAAAGTCTTGAAACCACCAGCAGCCATTACAGTTCCACCCAACTTGTGCCGTCGAAGAATTCTAGTGTATCCGTATCAGTAAGGAACGTGAACATTCCTTCTGACGGTGAAGCGATAGCAGAACCCCTAGCAGCGGTCCCACCAAACACCATCACCTGCTGCTGCATGATGTACGTGTTTACGTCAGCAGCAGCCAACACCGCGCCAGCGGTGAACGTCTTGAAACCAGCACCAGCCATTAGAACCCCAAAACGTTATTGTC